AATGGTGGGACGGTTGCGGCTGACCGGGGTCAATCCCAACTCAGCGGCGAGCAACCGGGCGCGCGTCATTGCGTCGGCCTGGATGCGGACGGCGGGGTGTGCGCGAGGGCCGCGCTCGGTCATGATGACGCTGCCCTCGCGGTCGATTGTCTTCTGTTCTTTTTGGACCTGACCGGCAGCGGCGCAGTAATGCGCAAGACTCGTCAGGTCGGTTTCCGTCAAAATGCGGCGGCCCATCAGGATAGGGAAGATCCTGCGCCATTCTGCTTTCGCTTGCTTCCCCAGCCACGAAGGCGGCTTCAAAGGTGCCATGATCGCGTTGGCATCCGCGTAAAGTTCGGGCTTCCGGCCTCTCATGCTGCCAGCCTCTCGACAAAAACAGCTAAGCGCGGCAGGCTGATCGTATGCAGAACGACAACCTTCCAGGGCTTACCCCCGTTTGGCTCATCACGCTTGCAACGGCGCTTGGCATCCTCATCACCATTGCGGTGCCCGCAATTCTCGGACCGGATGGGATTAAGGCATCCGATTGGCTTGGTTTTGCGGGAAATGTGCTCACTGCGGGCGTCGCCGCGGTAGCTGTCTATTTCGCTTGGAAGGGCATCGCGAATCAGTTGCGCGTCTCGCTTATGAGCCGCGAAGAGGACCGAATGGAGCGCGAGCTTCCCGGCTTGCGAGAAATTGCAGCTTTGCTGCGTCCTGCGAGTGTGTTGTGTTCGATGAAACCTATCCCGAAGAGTGCAATACGTGTTCTTAAGAGCTTGGGTTTGCAGACAACCGATGGGCCAATACTCGGTAAGCTCGAGCAGAAACTTCCTCGCGCAGATGATGGCCACCGAAGGCCGTTGGCCGCAATTCTGGAGCAGATTGCGCTGCATGCTCATACCGCAATTACGCTCGAAGAGACGTTGGATGCTCCGGTTTCGGAACAGGAGCGCGATCTGATAACGCAAGCAGTTGCAGAGATGACCGACGCAATTCACGAACTGAGCTCGTTTAAGACGCTGATCGACGACAAAATAGCGACCTTCGAGCGGCGGCTTCCGCAGTTCAAAGCGGAGCTGTCGCGCTTCTTTGAAGGAAGGTGAGTTCGCTTTGCTCATTGCCCGACTCGCTCGCAGGTGATGTCGAGGCCCCGCCGGCGGCCCAGCTCTTTGATCGCTGTGATCAGATAGGTCTGCCCGTTATAGGAAACGCGGTCCTCCGGGGTCACGCCGTCCAGCCAGCGCGTCCGGAAGGTCCGAGTGATGTCCGTGGTGTGGCCCCGGGCGCCTTCCTGGTCTGCAGTGGCGTGCTGCAAGAGCTGGGCGCGCATGGTCGCGACTGTCGCCCAGGTCTCAGCCGGGGCGCCATAGAGGTCGGGCGCGGCCGTGGTGAGGCGCTGCATGGTGATGACGCGATCGAGGTTGCCGCTGCGCATCAGTTGATTGCCTTCATGATGCCGGCCACGGTGACGATGCCGTGGCTGTAGTTGCCTTTCGGTTCACGCATGAACCGGGTCTGGGTCACTGCGAGGTCGTGGCAGACGAAGTTGTCCAGTCGAAGCACGCCGCTGATTTGCGCGTCGACGCGAAGGGCTTCCGCGATGGCGCTGACGGCCTGCTTGCACTGGACAAGGCCGGGCTCCTGGAACCAGACGTGCAGCGTGGCGTAGCTGGTCGAGTCGAAGCGCCGGAAGACGGTCTGGCCCTCGCCGATTTGGACGCAGGGGATGCGCTCGGGGCGGCCTGTAGCGTCCGTGATGCTGTCCACCGATTGGCCATTCAACTGGACCGGCGGGATCAATGCCATCAGCTCCGCGCTCGCCAGAAGGCGGGCACGGATGGCCTTCTGCAGGTCCAGGGAGGAGTCAAAAGCGGTCATGTCAGAACGAAAATGCGCGGTATGAGGCCAGAAGATCGAGGAAACCGAAGGGCAGGGCCTGCGCTGTCACGCCCACAAGGCTGGCCTCGCGGTTCTCATAGAGGTGTGCGGTCAACTGCAGCACGGCCTCACCAATCGGGGCCGGCGTGCCGTCTGCATCAACATCTGAGGCCGTGTAGGATGAAATCCACGCCTTTGACGCCGCGAGTTTGTCCCCAAGCATGACGTCATCGTCGCTGATCGTGACGTTGAGATGGGCCTTGAGCTGGTCCAGGGTGATGCCGGCCATGGTCGAAAAACTCCAATTAGACGCGAGCTTGCGCGACGCTAGTGGCCCGGTCAGGGAGGGTGTTCGGCGTGTTTGACCCCACCCCCCGGGTGCGTCGCTTGGCTGGTGTGGTGATTGCGCGTTCGATGGTCCATCCGAGCTTCAGGCGTTGCCTGATCACTGAGCCATCGATGCCGCTCTCTGCTGCCCATTCGTTAATGGTGAGGGATCGGCCTTGGTGTTCGATGCGCTTGGGATTGCACTGCCGGTTCGCCGAGCCGGTGAACACCCTTGAGTAAGGCCAGCCCTTACTCAACCGGGTATAGATCGTCTGCTTCGTGATGCCGAGTTCATCGGCCCAAGCGGCTGCGGTCATGCGCTTGCCGTCGTGTTCGTAGGTGACGAGCTGGCGGTTAATCTGGTCGCGGCGCTTTGGGCGCCTGACCACACGCTGCGGGGCTGGAGGTTCTTGGTTCTCCGCTGCGGCGATCATGGGCAGCACGTATTTGCGGACCATGACCGGGTTGAGTTCGGCCTGTTCGCAGACTTCGTTGAAATCGCGGTTGGGCTTGGTGAACCAGTCGCGGGCGCGGATGCGGTCCATTCGCTCACGGGTAGATGTGGCTGCAGTCGCGGGCGTAGTAGCGTCGGTGATGGCCTGTGTGACCACGGCACGCCAAAGCCTGATGGAGTTATCGAGGGCGTTCATTGCCGGCGTTCCTGTGACTGCTTTGTGCTGTTGTGGTGGGGCGTGCAGAGTGACTGCCAGTTGTTCGAGTCCCAGAACTTGGCCTTGTCGCCACGGTGCGGGATCTTGTGGTCCACAACGGTTGCCGGTGCGCCGCACATGACGCAGCGGGGATGTTTCATCAGGAATGCGGCGCGGGCTTTCTGCCAAGCGCTGTCATAGCCGCGTGCAGATGCAGAAGGCCGGCGCTTGTCGTATTCCTGCTTTCGTTGCCTCTGGCACTGGCAAAGCTCGCCAGCCGGAACAACCCTGCCGCAGCCACACACACGATTTGCTCGAAGGGGCATGGTCAGGGCATCACGTGGTTGGTCATGTCGCCGATGGCGTTCAGATCGTCGCGCATGCTGTCGAGGGTGACGTCTGCCATGTCGGCGGATTGCTCGTCTGCGGACTGTTCTTCGCTCTTGCTGCCGAACAGGGCCGTGAGCATTTCCTGGCGCCCTTCGAAGGCCGCGAGGATTTCGGAAGGCGTTGCGTTCCAGGTGACGTCCGGAGACCAGCCCAGCCAGCCGGTGCCGATCTTGAACAACCGGGTGAAGTATTCATCGAAGCTGATCGGCTTGCCGGTCTGGGGCTGGTCGCTCTTGGTGTTGGAGCCGGTGAGAACCGGGACGAAGTCCAGGAGCTGGTCGCGCGCGGCCATGACGTCGGGCATCATGGAACGGGTATCCGTGAGGGCGTAATCGGCCCATGCCTGTTTGTCGTCAACGGTCCAGGTGATGAGGTCGGTTGACGTCGTGAGTGAGCCCTCTGCGATGTAGCGCGAGAGGTTCTGAAAGCCGGCGTATTTCTGATTGAGGAAGACGGCAGCCCGCAGCGACGGCTTCAAGTCCAAAGACTTGTCGCCGAGCTTGAGGGTGAAGCTGTTCGCTGCGAGCTGCATTGTTTGTTGCCTTAGGTTGCCGAGCACTTCAGCTTGACGAAGCGCGCGGGGTGGGTGACGTCGCCGCCGACACGCTTGCGCGTGTGGAAACGGGTCTGGCCCTTGGACGCGATCGTGAAGGGGTCGCGCAAAAGCTGGAAGTTGATCCGGTCCACGATGCGGTAACCCTGCAGGTCGCCGAACAGGATCGGGTATTTGTTCGCCCCGATGTCGTCCATGTCGACGGCTTCCACGACCGGGCGGCCCAGCAGCGTGACGGGTGCGCCAGCGGTGAGGCCGTCCAGGACGATGTAGCGGCCCTGAGCGTCCTTGAACTGGCGCAAAACGCCAAGCGTGGTGCGGTTCATGATCCACGCGCCGTTCTGCGCATACGTCGCAGGCAGCGAATGGAACATGCCGATCAGCACGTCCGCCGGGTTGCTGCTGGGGAAGTTGGCCGCAGCGCCGGTGATGACCGTGGCGATGCCGCTGGCGGTCATGATGCCCTTGGGCTTGCCGGTGCCATCGCCGGTCACAAAGGAAGTGCCTTCCGCGATACCGAAGCTCTCACCCAAGTCAGATGCGAGTTCGGCTTCAAGGTTGTAGGCATTGTCCTCCAGGAGCGCATTGCTCACGTCCGAATAGGTCGCCAACTCATAGGGCGTGAAGGTCACGCCTTCATAAGTCGGCTGGCTCTCAGTGCGGTCCGCAGTTTCGCCGACCCACACCGCAGCGGTGCTACCGGTGCGGCGCGGATACTGCACCTCAGGCGCACTGATGCTGACCACCCGCGCATACTGCCGGATGGGCGAGAACAGACGAACCTGCTTCAGCACTTCCTTGCCGAATTCAGTCGGGGCCAGCGCGT